ATCACGCGGACGGTGCCAGCAGTAGCACCAGCGTAAGGATCAACAGTCAGATCCAGGCCAGACCACATGCCCATGATCATCATGGAGAAGTCGCCGAACAGCGCATCGTTGTTCTGAAGCTGGTTCGACACGATCACGGGGTAGCCGTTGATCTCGTTGTCCTCGAACACGAAGCCAGCAGCCACAGCAGAAGCGTCCTTAGCGGTCGACTTCAGAGCACCGCGAGCAGCAGCGTTAATGATGTAACGCAGGCTGCCACCATCAGCGTTTGCAGTGGCCACATCGGTTTCCATGCCGATGTACTCAGCAAAGGTGCCGTAGGTGGTGATGGTCTGGCTGCCAATGCCGGTGGTATTGGTCAGACCCAGAGGCTGGTTGCTGGAACCGGTGCCGTAGATAGCAGCGCGGTCAAGCTCAAGAGCAATCACGCGAGCAAGATCGTTACGGATCATGCCTTCCACATCAATGGAAGACTGCAGCAGCAGACGACGGCTGTAGTCGACATAAGCACCCACGGTCTTGGGCGTCATGTTCACCTGATCGATGGCCTGCTGGCTTTCGGTGGGAGAAGCGTTCTCACCCACCCAGTAGGCAGTAGCAGCAGAGGTCTGACGGGGGATGCTGATGTTGCCCTGCAGGCCGGTCAGCATGGTCACGCCAGCCTGGGCCAGTGCCAGACGGTTGCGCAGCAGATCGATGAAGCTACCGGACAGCAGCTCGTCGGCCACCAGGTTGCCACCAGCGGTAGGAGTGCCCACCACCAGATCACGACGCAGCACCTCGTTGGGGATCACGATGCCGTTAGAAGCGCGCTCATATTTCTGAGCGGCAGCCTTACCGACTTCGATCTCAAACTCGGCAGCCCGACGAGCAGAAGCATCGCTGGGGTTGGCGAGATAGTTCAGCGCACGAGCAAAGCTGAACGAACGGGTCTCCTTGTCGGAGAGGCCAACGTCATTAGAAGTGACATCAGCAGAGCGAATGACTTGTTCCACGGGTTGAGTGCCGAGTTTTTCAAGGACAGCAGCACGAGCCTCATCAACAGTGCGACCACCGTCAATCAGCTCGCGAGCCAGGTCTTGCATCTGGTGCTTTTCGCCCAGTGCGCTGATGGCGGCGATACGGGTACGCTCGGCCTCGACGGCCTCGGACCGGATCACCTCCAGATCTGGAGTGTTTTCCATTTCAGGTTCAGGTGTTGGTGATGCGGCAGGGGCCGCTTGAACAACGGTCTCATCAGTTAGAGACCTGCCGATTCCAATCGTAGGGTCAGCAGGTATAGAGACCACACTGACTTCGTAAGGCGACCATCGAGTCGCTACGAAGTCATCGCCTCGCTCTTCCATCTTGTCGATCGAATAGCCGAAGCTGATGCCGCGTAAAATATTATCGCGGACATCATCGAGCACTTCTTGCGCAAACTTGTTACGCGAGAAGCGCACCTTGACATAACCGCGCTTTTTCTTGCCATCAACCCAAGCGCGCTCCACAACGCCAACAACGCGATCAGGATCGTGGTTGAACAGCAGCGGCGCACCGTCATTCAAGCGGCTCAGGTTCGCGGCATCCATCTCGTGACTCAGCACCTCGCTGCCGAAGTACCGCATCACGGGATATTCAGAGCTGAACGGGAACTCAAAGCTTCGATCGTCAACAGAGCGAAATTGAACACTTTCAGTTCGCTGATACTTGCCTTCAAGTGACCGAAGAGAACTGATTTTGGACAAAGCGCTAAATCGATGCCCGGCCATGACATCAGTCTCCTGCCAGCCGTCATCGCCTTTGCGATAAATCGCAATCAATGCGGCTGGATCCTCTTCTGTCCCAACAATCTCGAAGCTGCTGCTCGGAACATCAATTCGTCCGTCGCGTTCGATTTTCGTGATGCGGCCCTGAGCAGAACCGCCGGGCGTGTTCCATTTTACAAAATCATTGACACGCAATTCATCCGGTTTTGCGCGCTCTAATTCCATGGCTTTGTCCTCAATTTCATCTACTTTAGAACGCTCCCCTGTTGCCTCTTCAAATTCAAGCGGCTCATAATCGCGCTCGCGCAACCATGCACGCGCCTCAGCCGCAGTGAAGTCAGCCAGCTTGAAGCGAATCGCTTGCAGCTCAGCGCCGCTTTCGCCTTCCTTGATGCCAAAGATGAAGTCAACGCCTTTGCCGCCCGCATCATTACGACGACGGAAACGGTCGTACTGACCAGGATCGCGCAACCTTGCCGCATGCTCATTTGGATACGGGCGACCACCCTCCATCTCAGGCGACTCGCTCATCAGTCGCTCGGGAATGATCCAGAACTTGCACACGCCTTCAGGTGCAATGTCGCCGCTCACGATTTCGCAAGCGCGCGGCCCTGCATAGAACACGCAATTCGCGCACACCATGCCATCACCCGCAAACGGGCTTTCGGCCATGTAATGCGAACCATGCGGTCCAGCATCTTGGCCAAATTGGCCAAGCTCCTCCGCAATCTCTTCATAAGCCTCATATAACTGCACCTGCGGCGCAGTCAAATCAGCCGTCAACTCTCGATCCGAGTCCATACGAGCCACAAGTGCATCACTCCATGTTTTACCTGGATCACCTCCCCAGGCTGCCCATGCCACCCTGCCAGGCGACGGATACCCTTCTTCGCCAGGGCTGAAGCCCTCAGCTTGCTTGTCCACTTCATGGCGCGCAAACCATGCGCTCATCGTGTGGATCGTCTCATCACTCAGCTCATCACCACTAAGGATCTGACCGGCCCTGCGAGCAGCAACATCAGTGCCACCCTTGCGACCCTCTTCCTTCCAAGCGCGATAACGACGCGCCTCCTCCTTCATTCCATCAGTCGGCATCGCGCCCATCAGCCTTCCTCCTGCGGTAGCGGTTGATCAGCCGCAAGCATCGGCTGCTCAATAATGTCTCGATCCAATTCAACCCCCAAGCGCTCTGCAGCAGCTTGCTCACGCGCTATCTCGGCCAAATTATCGTCAAAATCACCGCCAAGCTTCGCAACAATCTGCGCCTTCGTCATGTAACCCGCCTGCTCCATCTCGCGGTAAGCCTTCACTTCCTTCAGCGGATCCACCCAATCCCAGCCACGCGCCATCCAACGCGGCGTGTCATAGCGCTCAGGCCGCGCTTCAAAATCATCAAACGGCAGCTCACCAGCAAGCACCGCCAAGCTCAGCCATTCGCGGAATACACGCAGGTGGAAGTGCTCAATCAGGTACGCCTGCACCACCTTCCAGTGCTCGCGATCCTCAAGCAGACTCAACCGGCTGCTTGAATAATTCGTATCGCTAAAATCACGGCTCAACGTCTCATACGAGCACCCAAAACCACTCGCAAATCGACGTACTTTATTCTTAACAAACATCTCAAACTGCTGATCCGGCGAGTCGATATTCGGCACCGTCACGTTCTCGCCCGGCATCAAGTACTTGAACATGCCAGGCTCAAATTCACTGATTCGACGCTCGTTTTCAACGTCATCAGCAGTAAGCTCACCTTCCTGATTGGTGATAAAGCCCATAATCGACGCACCAGCACGCGCACGAATTACAGCAGCTTCTTCATACCCCTGAAGTTGATGCGCGTCCGCCATCACAGAATGGAACCACGGCACGCCACGATGTTGCTGTGGTCGCTCAGGAATAAACAAATGGATGACATCTTCCGCCGGCAGGAAGACATGCTTTTCATTTCGCTGCGGCGCATTCTGGAACCAGTAGTCACCTGGATGGCGCGTGAGGAAGGCGTACCGCACAGGGCGGCCCCATTCATTGACCTCCACGCCCATACGCCATTCGTTCCCATTGGCGAGGGTTGGGCCTTGATACTCCTCATCCAGATAATCAGCCTCAAGCATCTGGAGCGCCAATGGCACTCGACTTCCCCCGAACGGCCGACGCACAATCCTGAACAGAGCCTCACCTGATTCCGGCAGTGCGCCAATCGCCAGCCACTCCATCATGTGAAAGCTTTGGCGCCCAGCCACGTCGCAATGCTCAGCGCGACACCAAGATGCCCACTTCTGCTCAATCAAGCTATTGGTGCGCTCATCACGGCGACTGCCACGCAGCAGCGTCACCTGCGACTGCATCTTGATGCCGCTGCCAACAACGTTGATCTGCGTTGTCCGCTTCGCTTGCTTGGCATATGGATTGTTCCGCACCATCTCGCGGCTGCGGTCACGCAGCTTCCGCAAGCTGGTGCGAATTTCAGCGTCCGCACTTGCTTGCGTCGCCATCCAATCGCTAGTCAGGCGACTGATAATTGCGCCCGCATAATTACGCCTGCGTGCTGGAGGCAGCGCAGGTGGGATGGGCTGCAAGCCAAAGCGACGCAGAATCTCAGTGCGGATACCCATCAGCCGTTACCAAAACGGATAAACAAATTGTTCGGGTCACCAAGACCCGATGCAATAATCTTCGCCTTATTCTCGCGCACCACAGTTGCCTTCAATTGCGACTCCAACGCAAGCAAATCGGTCAGGTCATATCGCTTCAAACTGCGATTGCCAATCCTGTACTCCTGCGTTGCACCGCCCGCCATCAACGAGCGAATTGCCGCCTGAACAGCGTCTAGGTCTTTCTGCGCCTGCGTTCGACCATCAAACGCCGCAGGTGAACCCGCATAGGCCAGCGATGCCTGAACCTCGATCTGGCCCCTGCTGTACTCAGTGACCGCACCACCACTGATCGCAGTCAACACAGCCTGGAAATACCAGCCAGTGCTGGCATCCATTCCGGCGCTGGTTGCCGCAGGAATCGTCACCTGCCAGCCATCGCCGTATGCGGTGCCAGTCGCAGTGACGCCTTCCCCCGCTGTATTCAGCCGGAAATAATACGTTAAATTATGCGTTGCACTCGTCACCGCATTCCCAAACAAGTCAGTCGTCGCAACGTCGGTCCACACCACGTCCACGCCGGCTGTTATGGACGGTGGAATCGCCATTCGACCTCTAACTTCAGGCTTCTTGGTACTTTAGCGCCGTAACTCACCACTGCTTCACGAAACTCCGCTTTGGTGCCGCACTCACTCGCGCACGCTTTGGTTTCGGCTCATCACGTCGCTCTAGCTGATCCCATATCGTCCGCCTGTCCATCTTTTGGTACAGCCGATGCAATGCCGCATACGCATAATTCATTTCGTCCAGTGCTTCGTTGGGCGCTTGGCTCTTTTTGACCCACACTCGCTCGGGATAGCCGTTCCGAAACCGCAAGATCTGCTTCTCGGCTGTCAATTCCTCGAAATAGTCCGTTCCGATCGTGGGGAAGAAGTGCAAATATCCAGCCCCAGGATCGTTGTGCTTCAACCGGCCAAACAACAGCGACTTCACCGTGTCCACGCCAACCGGGAAGAGCTGTGCCCCCTTCTTTAATGCCTTGCCCTTGTAGTCCACATCAACCTTCGTCGCCTTGCCTAGCGGTGGCTTGCCCTTCTGCGACATACCCTTAATCGCAATCACACCCATCGCTGCACGCTCTCGGCTGTACTGATACACCTCCTGCGTGTGGTGACCGCCAGAGTCGATCGCGCAACACAGCACTTTCATCTCCTCGCCAGCCTCATTCACATAAGGCTTCTGCAAAATCTCGTCCAACTGCTTCCATACCTCCGGCCGCGACGGGCTGCCATATAACTTCACCCGATCAATCAGCCAGCCCTCTTCCTCGCGCCCCCATCCCCACACGCTCAGACTCAACCGGTCATCCTGCACGTCGCATCCAATCGTCAGGGCCAACACCTCAGCCGGTGGCACGTACTGCTGATACTGCTCTTCCGCTGCACGCTCCAGCAACGAATCCGCGCCCACCTTCGACGCATACTCGTCCTCCCACGTCTCGCCCAGCACCGTGTTGACAAACGTCTTCAACTGCTCTGCATCGTTCTTCGCATCCAGGAATTCCTCCACCAAATTCGGCCACGTCGCATTCGGGCTATACGAATACGCCGCCCAGATATGAAACCCCACATGCTTCCCGTTCCCCGGTGCCGTAGCGCGCCACTCGCCACGCTCCACCATCCAACGCTTTTTAGAATGTGGAATTATTACGCCACATGACTCGCAGCAATACCCCGCTGTGCTCGGGTCGCCATCAGTCCATCGAATGCTCGGCCATTTCAGGTACTGCATATGACCGCAATCAGGACACGGGACGAAGTAGCGACGCTGATCCGTCTGCAGGAACATGCGCTCCACACGGCTGAAGTCCTTAACTGTCGGCGTGCTACCAGCCACAATCGAGCGGTTCCAGTAATACTCCGTTCTTCGGATACCAAGCTTGATCTGGTCGCCTTCCGCACCCGCTGATGCTGGATAACCGTCAATCTCGTCAAATAACACCACTCGCCGACTCACACGCCTGAACCCGCGCGGACTATTGGCACCCACCAGGCTCAGCGTTCCACCCGGAAACTGCTTCTGCAAAATCGTGTTCGCGCCATCCTTTGCCTTCGACTCGCTCACCAAGCCCTTCAAACACGGCGTATCACGCAACATCGGCGCAATCTCCTCCTTCGAGTACCCCTGCGCGTCTTCAATGGTCGGCTGCACCAGCATGATCGGGCATGGATCTTGGTGGATATGGAACGCAATTGCATGGTTAAGGATCTTCGAGTACCCCACACGCGCGCTCTTCATCACCGTCACCTGCTCAACCCTTGGATCCGTTATTGCATCCATAATTCCTTTTTGATACGGCAAAGTGTGCCATCTGCCGCCTTCCGCGCTGCTTTCTGCGCTTAAAAACGCATAACGATCTGCCCACTCGCTCAGCGTCAGCTTCTCTGGTGGCTTGAACGCCCGATACGCCGCACGCTCCAGCTTCAGCAGGTTGTCTTCAGTCATCAGACAGGTCTTCCAGCGTCTCGCGAACAATATCTTCCAGCATTGACACCGCATCTGTATCGAGATCCGGGATCCTTTGCTTCGCTTTGGTTGGGATACCCAGAATTTTGGTCCTCGCTAACGTCACAATCTCCACCCATTTCAGCTCTACTTCCTCTGCTTTTACCAAAATCCCTTCTTTCTGCTTGCGGTCAAGCTCTAGCAGCTCAGCCTTCAGGTGCTCAGTGCGCGCCCTCGACTCGTCATAATCCGGGATCGATTCTTCCGTCTTCGCCATCCGCGGCCTGGCAGGCGGAAATGCTTTCTCGCCAGCAGGTGGCTTTGGCCCGCGCCCAATCCTGCGCTGTGTGTTTTTTGCCCAGTGCTCGCGCATGGTCTCGCTGTTCACCAGCTCGCGACCATCCGCTGTCCGCACCACCGGCAACCGTCCCGTCTTCACCGCCGCATAGACCGCTTCCGGTGTCACACCAAGCGCCCTTGCTGCTTCAGATCTCGTAATCAATGGCATAAAGAGATGCTACACGCATTGTTCAGTTAGCGTAAAGCAAAATTCCGTGATATAATGCCCGGCTTTTTCGGAAGCGGCCGGGGTAGGGGAACGTATTGCTTGACGAATAGAAG